TTAGGATGGTTGAACTACTTTTAAGCTACTCAAAACATTAAAGGAAGACAAAACCCATTTTAGCAAATGCCCAACACTCCAACTAGAGGTAACACTTACAACGTATAAGGAACTTTTTTCAAGAAGTATATTGAACAAATAGGCTAATAGAACTAACACTTGTTCTCTAGTGTGTATTAGTAATATACTAAGGATGACACGAGCATCTACCACTTTGAAGGAGTGTGTTGGAAAGATGAACATTTCAGGGATGCGCTAGGATCAGATGTATTGACGATGAAGGTAGTATCAAAAACTCAAAACTTAGAATATACCCATAAACCTTTGGAATCATACATGGACATAATAAAAAGACATCTAGGAATGGGAATAAAGAGAGATCTGTAATTGAATAATGTAAATATGCTTGTGAATGGATTTAGCTAAGACATGCAAAAAATTAATGAGAGATATAGCTTGACAGAATTTCTTAATATGAGCAAAATAAATTAATAAATAATTACAGCAGAGAATAAAGTAAAAGTCATTAAAGATAAAGCAGTCTCTACAGGAGAGGAAAACTTCAAAGAATTGAAGAATTACTATGTAAATAAACCATGGAAACAGCTATAAGACTTACCTAGTCATTTGCCATTTAGCGAAGAATATAAACAGTATCATAATAATTCCTTACCTATATTGCAGCAATACTATAAAAAGAATCTAGGTATGTGCATAAGAATGGGATAGTTGGAATAACCCTCTTACTCTTGCAAGAATGTAGTAACAGGGTGGCGTAATTAGAGTCTCAACTACGAATTCCATTCGAAGACCGTAGATAATTTATTTTATGGTCTGTATCATAGGTTCTTTGCCTCCCATTTGTATGTAGACTAAAAGCAGGTAGACAAATTTGAAAGCTTCTGTGGACCTTACACCTAAGATATTGTGCGAAAAATATAGAAATATGACTTTTCTTATGTATTAGACTATGACCCCATAAAGGACATAAACAGTAGAGAAGGTTTCTCTCAGTCTAAGAAAGATAGTTACATGAAGCAACTAATTAGAGAAGTATAGGCTAGTAGCATAAAACCAGGTTCCTTTTAAACCATGTTGAAAGGAGGAGAAATTTATAATACTGAAGAAACCAACATAAATAGTAATCTGATAACAGGAGTGTCTGAAAGACCTAGGACCATATGCAATCCTAGCAAGTAATACTGTGGATTACTCACATTAATATAAAAATTGTTCTGGCCTGCACTAAAGAAGGTTTTAC